GACGAGATCGTGTACCACCGGATCATGGCGAAGACGACCCGCGCGCCCACCCCTGACGGCTGCTGGACATGCTCTATGGTGCCGTCATCCGATCGCGCCTTGGTGCACATCAAGGGCGAGAAATGGGACGCGCACAGGTTCGTGTTCAAGCACCTGAACGGGAGGCTGCCGGTCATCGTGCTCCAGACCTGCGGCAACAGACGCTGCGTGAACCCGGCGCATCTCAAAGAGGCGACGCGCACGGACGTCAACAAACGAACGCGGGTTGAAATGCTGGCGAGACAGGAACAGGAGCCACGACGACCATGCCTCATGTAACCCAAGCTGGCTGGGACGACGTCCCGCACATCTCCCCACAGGAGAAAGCGGAGCTACTGAAGTCCATCCCGCCGCACCAGATCGACGCCCGTACCAAAGGCGTGCCGATGCTCGGCTCGGGAGCCATCTACCCCGTAGACGAACGGAGCATCGCCATACAGCCCTTCGCCATACCCCGCTACTGGCCCCGCGGGTACGGCATGGACGTGGGCTGGAACTTCACTGCGGCGGTCTGGTGCGCACATGACACCGAGACCGACATCATCTACGTCTACGACGTCTACAAAGGCGAGAAAGCCGAACCCAGTATCCACGCCGACGCCATCAAGAAACGCGGCACGTGGATACCCGGTGACGTCGACCCCGCCGCAAGGCAGCGCAGCCCAAAAGACGGCGAACAACTGCTGGAACTGTATACTTCGCTCGGACTTGACCTCAGTCCGGCGAACAATGCCGTCGAGGCAGGGGTCAACGAAGTATGGCAGCGGATGTCTACCGGGCGGCTGAGAGTGTTCGAACACTTGCATGACTTCTGGCAGGAATTCCGCATTTACAGACGCAACGAGCGGGGCCAGATCGTCAAAGTACACGACCACGTCATGGACGCCTTGCGGTACAGGGTAATGAACCTGCGCGGCATGTTGTCTGAAACGCATGGTCTGTTCGGCGGCGGCAAGCCACGTTACCTAGGGAGTGTGTAAACACATGAAATCGTATGACGGACAGCGTTTAACCAGACTATTCGACCAAAGATGGGGATCTCTCGGCGACTGGCGCAACCGATGGGAAGAGATCTCGTTTTATATTCTTCCGCAACAAAGAAGTTTCTCGACCTCATGGTCGCCCGGAGCAGACCGGAACGAGAACCGGGTCTATGACTCGACCGCGATCGAGGCCAACGAGCGGCTGGCCACACGGATGCACGAGGCACTGACGTCCCCCGCCTCGATCTGGTTCCGCTTGGGCTTCGAGAACTCCACCTTGGACAACAACGACGCGGCCCGCGAATGGCTGGACGACTGCGAGAAACGTATTCGTGTCGCACTCGCGGCCAGTAACTTCGACGCGATCATGGGGCAGATGTACCTTGACCTCGGCGCGCTCGGATCTGCCGCGATCAACTGCGACGAGAAGCCGCCGGAATATGGCGAAGACAGCCTCACCGTGTTTAACGGTCTCATGTTCCAGCAAATGCACTTGGAAGGCGTTGCCTGCGCCGAGAACGCAGCCGGTTCAGTCGACGACATCATGTACCGCTTCAACATGACCGCAGAACAGTGCTACCAAAAATGGGATGACAAAGCTCCGAAGCGCGCACTGGAAGCAATGGAGCAAGGCAAGCCCGATACTGAGATCAAAGTCGTGCTGTGCCGGTTCAAGCGGTATCTCGACCAGAAACCCGAAGGACTTCTGCAACCGCAGGAACGTCCGTGGGCTGCCGTCTGGGTCGACATGCACACGAAAGAGATCATCGAGGACGGCGGCTCCTACGAGCGATCGTCGTTCCTCGCCCGGTGGCGTTCCCGTTCGCTGGAGATCATGGGCTACGGCCCCGGTCAGCGCGCGCTGCCGACCGTCAGGACTATCAACGAGGCCGAACGGCTGGAACTCGCGGCGTGGGCGAAAGTGATCGACCCACCATTGAAGACGACCGCGAACAACGTCGTCGGCGACGTCGACCTGCGTGCCGCCGGCATAACCGTCGTGCGCAAGATGGAGGACTTGGATCAGTGGAACCTGCGCCCGGACATCAATCACCACATGATCCAGCTGGAAGACAAGCGGTATCAGGTTCGCGAGATATTCCGTTACCACTCGCTTGAACTGCCCCCTCGTGAACAAGTTGGCGAGATGACAGCCTACGAAGTCGCCAAGCGGGTCGAGCAGGTCTACCGCGCACTCGGCCCGACCGTTGTACAGATGCAGGCGGACATCCTGAACCCCTTGATGCAGCGGGTATTCGGCATCATGTACCGCAAAGGCGCGTTGATGCCGGTTCCACAGGTTCTTGAGAACCAGCCGTTAAACGTGACGTATGTCGGCCCGATGGCACTGGCGCAGAAAGCCACCGAAATCGAAGCGATGGACAGGTTCGTTGCTGACGCTTTGGCTCTGGCGCAGTCCGGTTATCCCGACGCACTCGACATCGTCGACTTCGACCAGATGCAGCGGTACAAGGCGAAACTGATGGGCGTGCCCGCGATCGTCACCCGGTCGACGGAAGAAGTAATCGAAATACGCGCAGAACGTCAGGCCGAAATGGAACAGATGCAGGCGCAGGAAACCGCGCTGAAGAATTCCCAGTCGATGGCGAACATGAGTCAAGCCGTTGGACAGGATGTTATGACCGACGCACTTGGCCGAATGGGGGAGGATGCACTTGCCACCTAAGACAGAGGCGCAGAAACAGGAAGCCCAGTTTCAGCACGACATCAAGGTTGCGTTTAACTCAACCGAGGGCCGCCGGCTTCTCGAAGAACTCGAAAAGCGATACTGCGGGCGGCTTGAGAACGCTAACATTTATCTTATGGCGACAGCAGTAGGTCGCTCGGATCTGATCTACATGCTCAAGGAGTTACGCGATGAGTGAGTTCGATACGCTGCGGGACGCGCTGCCCGCTGACATGAAAGATGCGACGCTCGTAAAGGAATCGAAGTCCTTCGAAGCGATCGTCAAGCAGGCGCTGGACTTGCAGTCCATGATCGGCAACTCGATACGGATACCGGGCGAAGGCGCGGACGACACGGTGAAAGCCGACTTCAACAGCAAGCTGGAGCGGCTGGGTCTGGTGCCCAAGGACAAGGCCGGCGAGTACCTGCGACCGAAGACCGACGCCGAGTACACGCTGACCGCGCCACCGGAAGACGCGCAGGCTCTCGGACTGAGCCAGAACTCAGTCGATAGCTGGAAGAAGTTCGCCCACGAGCAGGGTTATTCGCCGGCGCAGTTCAATGCGTTCGCAAATGCCCAGATCTCGGCGTTACGCGAGTCGGTTAAACAGAGCAACGAGCGGTTCGCCCAGTCTGACCAGATCCTCAAAGAAAAATGGGGCGAAGCCAGTTTCGAAACACGCAAGACTATGGCGTTCGCGGCGATGCAGAAGTACGCCTCGCCGGAGCTTGTGGACAGAATGGGCAAGTCCCCTGACCCTGAAGTGCTATTAGCTTTTGCCGAAATCGGCAAACAGTTCACAGAAAAAGGCATGGGTGACTTGACCATCAAGCCTGTTTACGCGGAGACTCGCGGTGAAGCGGCGTTGAAACTTGCTGAAATCCGCGCGAATCCGCAGCATGCGTTTAACCAAGGCCCGATGGGGGCTTCTGGGCGCAAGGCTTACGAGGCTGCCGAAAAGGAAGTTATGCGACTGCAAGCCCTGTCGCTGGGGCAGAAACCACCAGCGGGAGGCGATTTCATGTTCGATCGAGCGGGGTAAAGTGCCATGACTGCACGGCTGCTGATTCTAGGATCAATCCTTTTCATGTCAGCAGCCTACGGCACTGGCATCGACATCAACGCTAACTCGAACTCATCTCGGAGCAACGCAGATGCAAGTTCGGTGGCGTTGGCTCAACAGAGGCAAAGCCAGCGACAGACGCAAGGTCAGGAACAGACGGCAGCAGCCCTGTCCCTCTCCACCGGCGGAGCGTCGTTTGCAACAGGCGGGTCGACGGTCATCGAGTCCGGGGCGGCGAGCGGCGGATCAGTTGAGTCAGGAGCGGTGGCAATAAGCACTGACACCGACTTCAGTTCCAACTCTAACTTCGCCATCAACAACCCTAAACAGTTCCGTAATCCGGGCATCGTCTATGCGCCCGGTGTCCAACCCACGATTCCCTGCGCCACTGGCTGGTCTGCCGGCTTCGGTGTACCCGGTGGCGGCGGCACGTTCGGCAAGTCCGGCAAGGACGCCGAGTGCGAACGCAGGGAAACAGCCCGAGTGTTCGCGATCCTTGGCGAGCTTGAGTTCGCAATGGCGATCATGTGCAAAGCGGACGTCGTCTTGGCGGACGCGGCTCTGGCTGCCGGCTGTCCGGTCATGGCACGCGAAAAAGTTACAGAGACCGTCGAAGTGGTTAAACTGGTCGAGAAGCCAGTCTCTGTCCCTAATTGTTCCGACGTAAAGTTGACCGATAAATGCTTCGAAACGCGCTGATCTGTCTGTTCGCACTCATGCTGCCCTTGGCGGCATGGGCGGAAATGATTGTTGAAATCGACCTGTCGTGGACAGAACCGACCCAGAACGTGGACGGTACGCCGGCCTATCTGGACAGCTACGTCATCGACTACGGTGACGCGCCCGGCGCAAGCAACTTGGGAACGCAGATAATCGACGCGCCAGCGACCAAGACCTTGCTGACGCTGACCCTGCTGTCTGGCACGACGGTATACATCCGCCTGTATGCCAAAGCTGTTGGTGGAGAAACGTCAGCTGCGTCTAACGAGGTGGCGTTTGGCCCTTTTGCCGAATCCGACCTCACCACACCCGCACGAGTATCAAACTTGACTGGCGTGGCTCGGATTGTAAGTTGCCCCGAGACTTTGATTTGCGTTCAGACGACACCATGACCAAGAGGCGTTTAACCAAATGGCTGGAACGCTTGCCACTCATCGGAACTAAGCGTAAAAACTAACAGCGGGCTTCCCGCTACGGAGACAAGACATGGCTCTTGAACAGTTCTTCAAGTGGGAAAAGCCCGCAAACGACTACTCGCCCCTGTATGCCAACAGCTATGGCGTGCGAGGCGCTCTAGGAGAAGGCCCAACCGCGGCCAAGCCCGGCAGCATACTCGGCAACGCCTTCGCGAAAGCACCTTACCCCGGCCCGTATACGACGCCTGTTGGGGTCACGGCGATGACGAACGGCTGGTCGTTCAATCAGGCGTATCGCTCCTGTGTCATCAACTCGACACCGGCTGGGATCGCCAACCTGACCGCGACGCTTGCCCCGGCGCAGACGCTGGTCACAGGTGAAGTAATCAGTATCGACGTGATCGGCAAAGTGACCACGGGCAGCCTGATCCTGTTGCACGGTGCGGCTATCGTCGCCACCACGACTGCGGGTACGTGGGCGACCCTGATCGCCCGGACTGGACGGGCGCGCTTCAGCCACACTGTTCTCGTCGGCGACATCAACGCCGGGATCACGCTGCGCTTTGCCGCTGGCGCGGCTGCGAATGCGGACATCACCGGAATCGAGATCAGCAGATCTGAATGGCCCGCGGCGTACAAGAAGTTCCGTACTGATGCAGCCGCTCGTTTAACCGCGCCGAGCTAGTCGTCAGTCATCATCATCATGGCCTCGACAGCAAAAAAGAAACCGAAGAACACCGGCGGAGCTAAACAGTCGAACAAGCTCGCCGGTGTCAAAGCGAACAACCGAAAGTATTCGAAGAAGGGACACGGTTATTGACAGCGTGGTTAAACTGACTATGCTGATATTCACAAGTCCGCCGGCAGCCGTCTAACCAACGGTCGGCTTCGAGACAAAACGAGTGGCTGGCGTAACCAGCAAGGACGAGTCCGGGCAGCCGGGTAGCTTTCCGAGGGATCTAAACATTTCTTGGGAGGGCTATAATGGCCAACACAATTTCCGAAGCGTTTGTCGAACAGTTCAAGGCAAACGTCTATCAGCTTTCGCAGCAACGCGGTTCGCGACTTGGCAACAGCGTCCGTATCGAATCTCTCACAGGTAACGTCCACAACTTCGAGCGCATGGGCGCAGTAGCGGCACAGTTGAAGACTGCTCGCCACGCTGACACCCCGATTCTCGACGCTCCGCATTCTCGTCGACGTGTGTCGCCCGAGGACTGGGAGTGGGGCGATCTGGTCGACCGCGAAGATAAGCTCCGCTTGATTATCAACCCGACATCCGAGTACGCCATTGCTGGCGCGAACGCTCTGGGCCGCGCAAAAGACGATCTCATCATCGAAGCGTTTAACGCCAACGCCACTGACGGCGCAGGCGGCTCTGTTGCGCTGGGTTCCGGTCAGGTTATCGCTGTCGGTTCGACCAACCTGTCGCTTGAAAAAGTCCTCGAAGGCATCGAACTGCTGAACAAGGCAGAAGTCGATGACATGGACAGGTTCATCGTGTACGGATCTTCGCAGTTGACCGCGATCCTCAAGATCGCTGCGTTCACCAGCCAAGACTACAACACGGTCAGAACCCTGATGGCCGGCCAGATCGCGACGTTCTTGGGTCTGACGTGGATACGGTCTGAGCGTCTGCCGCTGGCCACCACGACTCGCTCGTGCTTCATGTGGGGCAAGCAGTCGATGGGTCTGGCGATCAACGAAGACATGTTCGCACGGATTGCAGAGCGCGCAGACAAGTCGTTCGGCTGGCAGGTCTACTGCCGCATGACGATGGGCTCGACCCGCATCGAAGAAGCAGGCGTCGTTCAGATCGACTGTCTAGAAACCGCATAACCGCGGCGTCCGACAGGGTCTGACCCGACTGCAAACAAGAGGCTCGTCGCTTTCCTCCTTGGGCGGCGAGCCTCTGCTTTACAGGGGAGTCAGATGCCAGTCATAGGGACGAATCCTTTCCATGACGTAACCGGGAACCCGGTCGCGTCCCAAGGTGCGAACATTCGCACCGTTGCCGCTATTCATATCTTTGCCGCCATGTGCTCGCCGCATCAGATGGCCCAGTTTCTCGATCGCTCGACTGTCAGCGTGGAAGAACGCGACCGTTTAACCACGCTGGCGTGGTCTCTTGCTGACCAACTATTGCTGAAGGGGTAGCTATGCCAAGTCCTGTTTCGATCGCAAATCAGGCTCTCCTTCTGCTAGGCCAGCAGACTATCCAGTCGTTCACCGAAGACACGGTAGAGTCCGAAGCATGCAGCGTGTTCTACGAAGACGCTGTCAGGTACTGTCTCATGGACATCAAACCGAACTTCGCGATTAAACGCAGCGTAACGCTGTTTCCGTTGCCCGCTGCGCCGGAGTTCGGCTGGTCGTATGCGTTCCAGTTGCCGCAGGATTGCATCCTTGTGTTGGCGACCAACATGTACAACGAGCACGGTCAGTCCTTCGACCGTCAATGGCGCGTCGAGGGCGATACGATTCTGAGCCAGCAGGCAGAACTGAAGCTGCGCTACATCCACTGGAACGCGAGCATAGAGTCCCTGATGGACTCAGCCTTCGCCAAGTGCGTCGCGGCTTACTTGGCTTCCGAGATCGCTTATGCACTGACCGAGTCCTCGCCGAAGATGACCAGCATGTATGGTCTCTACGAACAGCGTAAGACAGACAACTACCATATCAACGGCATGGAGTCTTCCACGGTCAGGACGCTTAACGACCAACTCGACTTGGTGCGTTAAACATGGCTTTTCGTGGACATGCTCTCATAACGGATTTCACTGGCGGCGAGGTTTCACCTCGTTGGCTGTCACGGGTATCTGGCGGTGCTCGCGATCCGCTGCAAGGTGGCGGCTCGCTCGCCAGTGTCTATCAG